TATAAAGAACGCTTTGAAATGGTTATCCTCTAGTCCAACCCATAGGCCAGATTTCTGATTCCAGCAGTCCGTGTACACATCCTCCACGATCCAACTTTCAGAACTGACACTCTTAATTTTGTCTAACCCCGGCTTGACGCTCATCCACCACTTTCTGAGTTGGTCAGGCTCGATATATTTCCATTCTGTCATCCGACGATTATGTATCCGTAAGTTTTGTCAGCCGTACTATTAGCCCAATGACTAATAGTTGCTGATCCTTGTTGTTGAGTAGAAACGTACAAATTAGTTGTAGCCGATGGTGCAACGTAAGACATCGTAACAATAGCACTAGGAACCGATGGCCTGTCAGGGCTTGTACTGGTCGGATAATTCTCAAGAGAAACACCAGTATTAGTCACTCGCCACATTATCTCAATATAATCACCTGCCACCAATTCTATAAAATAGTTCATCGCGGCAATCAAGTGACTCGGATCACCTGTACTCTTTCTAGCAGGTAACGCAAATCGACTGTTAGAACCAGCTATGTTAGTCCCGTTCTTACGGAACCAAATATCTACATCTTGTGAATCGTTAGTCGTATTCTTAAATTGAAACGAGAACTGGATGTTGTAAATCCCATAATTCCTGACGTTTAGCCTAGAACTATTGGAAAGGTAAACTCCATTGGAATAATCTGTCGTATTAAACGTAACCGCATACGCTGTAGTCGTGTTAGCCGCTGTCTGGTCTGTGGAGTCCTGAAACGCCCCATAGGGAGCCGAATCAGCCTCGGCGTTAGCAGATACCGGGACAAAGAAAATCAGGCTCTCAAAGCCTATACGCTCGTCGTAAAGGGTCGTTGTAATCGCATTACCAGTCGCTAGGGTAATTAGACCTGTGTTATTGGTCTTTCCGTCCATAATGCCACGAACGACCTCGGCAACAGCCCTCTGATCGCCTCCAAATGGCGGTAATGTACGAAATTGCCTCATCGAGTACCCTGTTTGACTACATCTACGTCAAGACCTACCGCTGTTTTCCAGTTATCCCCTGTCGGAGTCAGTCTTAAACGATGATATTCACCGTTAGAACGGATGGAAACACGGTTTTCAGCATCAGCAGCTACGTTAGAACCGAATTCCACCACTTCATTTAGCAAATCCCTGCTAGAAATCGCCACAGACGCACTTCCACCGTCCACAGTTGGCCTTACTAACGTCACCGTAGACCGCCCAATATCTATATCACCCGTCGTTATATTCGCTGTCTTAGGCTGACCAGAGAAAGCAATGATCTTAGCCCCAGAAGCACCCGCAAAAAGTAGCTGACCACCAGCAAATACCCGTGAATCCAGCGGAATCTCTAGCGCATCAATGCTAGCGTTGTAGTTATCTACCTGCTCTAACGTAGCTGAAGGCGTTAATACATATGCAATAGCGTTAGCTGTGGTATCTGCATACGACCAACGGTCTAAGTTGATTGAATAAATCAGCATATTCTTACCACCGAAAGTGTTATTAAATTTCCAAATAACTAACTTTCGGATAGGATCAACTGTTGTTGACATTCCTGTAGGGATCTCACCCGGAATAGCGTTCTCAAAGAACCACCGATTAACCTTTTCAGCACCGATAGGCTTCGTAGATTGCCCATCACAGACATAGAAACCATCATCAGCGAGGAAATACGTTAGACCACCGTACTGAGCAATCGAGCCGTTAGAAATGCAACCTAATGTCCTAGAGATTGCATCGAACTGGAAAAAAAACGGGGAGCCTGTATAGCTCATCCGGTAAATAGCCCTCTCTAAGAAGACCAGACCGTACTCACCACCCGCTAAACCTGTAATGTCCCCGCCGTCAGGGATAATCTGCGTATCCGACTGAGAAGCAGCACCGGGAGTCCAGTCTGTCTCATCGTTAATGTCCGACCAATAGACCTTGTTTGCATCCGTTCCATCGTTAGCCGATACGACAAAATCCCGGACTACCGTAACAAACTTACCTGTAGGTGCAGCAGCAGCTAGGTCAGTTACATAAGTCGATACGCCAATCTCATAGGATTGCAGCTTATCCTGACCGTTAGCCAAAATCATCTTCGACCCAAACTGCGTTACATCCCAACCCTCAACAGTCGAATATCCCGTCGTCGTTAAGGCATCCAGACTCGCATCCGACGAATCAAACTTGTAAATCTGAGTAGCTCCAGCAGCAAATAACGCCACCTCACCACCAAACTTACCACCAAACGTCACCAGTAAATTCTGAGCAGCAGCATCAGAATAATCAGCCTCAGACCTTAGTGGCGCATAACCGTTAGCAACCGGATAACAGTTCTTAGCATCCGTAATCGCCCCTGTAATTCCGGGCTGATCTGGCAACCACTCACCAAACGCTATTTTTGTCTCAGCCATTTATTGCCTCAACCAAACGTCAGACGATGGGTTAACCGTCTGCCAAATATTAGAACCTGCCGAAACTGGTGTCCAAGTGTCAGTCGATGGAGTTACATCACCCCACTCGTCACCCACAATATTACCTAACGCAATTATAGTTGCAGTTCCATTAACTGATGCTGATTCGTTAACAGTAAAATTGCCATTCGCAGTAACTTCAGCAAAACATTCTATGACTGCAACACCACCATGAATTAACGTGGCATCAGCAGAAACAGATGTCGTAACAGTAATTGATGCACTAGCTAACTTAACATTATCAACGCCAGCAGACGCAAAAACAGTTGCAGTTGCTGTAACACTAGCCTCACCAAAGATAAAGTCAGCTACTGTTACTTCTAACTGAGCATTGCCAGTAATACTCGCTACAGCAGTCTTAACCTGATTAGCTAATGCCGTAACAGACGCAACACCATTAACCGATGCAGCAGCACCTGTATCCTCATATTCTGCATAGCCATCAGTCCAGTACCCGACAACGACATAGCGATCAGGCTGACTTAAATCGCCCTCGCAATATCCTTGCGTCCAGTAACCGAAATCTACATAGTTAGCCATTTACTAACCACGATGTTGTAGTTTCATCCCATGAATACATCTGCCCATCTGTAGGCATCGCTACAGGAGGTTGCCAGTTAGCATCAGCATCTAGCGTCCAGCTTGGGTAAGGTTGCGGAGGAACAAAGGCATTAATATCTGCACGATAGGTATATCCAATACCTGCATAGTGCTTACGGAAGTTGCCGTTATAGCTGGTTTGCTTCCAGTTTATATATCCACCTGACCATTGCGTCAAAAACTCAATTCCTTTGGCTTCGTTTTCGTTTCCGTCTTCGCCAATCAGTTCATTGTTGTGGACAACATTGATTTCAAGCACAACATTGTTTTCATCTAGTTTTGCAAAATGCGCCATTCAAGCCTCCAGCCTTAAACCAGTCAGTTCCATTTCATCACCGACCACGCCGACCGGAAACGTGTTAAACGACATACTGATACGCACATCGTCACCATTGACTGTCGGTACGTTATGCTCAAGCGATGACGGGAACAGAATCAACCGCCCAGTAATGGCCTCAAACCACCACGACTCGGAGTTGTACAAGTTCCAGTTTTCAGGTGGGAACTTAATCTGCTGCCAGCCAGAGCGATAAAAATAGATACGGTCATCAGGGTTGGTGTTCAGGTAGAACACGCCAGACACAAAGCTGTTTGGGTGAGCGTGTTTATGATGCCATTGACCTTGTTCGGAATAGTTAAACCACGACTGTGTGATGCGTAGATGAACGTCATGCTTTGGGTTGCTAGTTGCCTTAAAGTATTCAGCAACGCAGCCTTCTATCCAATCACGCAAAGAAGTCATTACAGAATCACGCAGCACAAAGTTATTCACGCTGGTAACATTTCCTTCATTTGGTCTAGTCTCCTGACCGCGAACGAATAGCATTTCCTCATCCGTTAGCTTACGGTCAAGGTCGAACATTCCTATTGGAATCGGAAATAAATGGTTAATCTTCATACATTCTTTCCAATCAAAAGGTTATTGAACCGTTGCCCGTCCATTGATAGATTCTGTACCCACCTGTTACCGTTATGGTTGGTGACCCTGTTGTAGATGAAGCAGCAGCAAAAGTGTCTGCGTATCGAATAATTACAATGCCAGAACCACCTGCACCACTTGTTGCCCGATAACTTCCACCACCACCTCCACCAGTATTTGCTGTGCCAGAAGTTCCATTAGTTGTTCCGCTTCCACCACCAGCACCGCCCCCTCCTGTGCCTCCTGTGCCACCAGTACCATTAGCGCCACCACCACCACCGCCAGCATAAGTCACAGACGAACCAGAAATAGATGATGAACTTCCGTTGCCACCTGCACCACCAACATTTGAAGGGCTTGTTACTGCATTTCCACCAGTTGCGCCAGCACCACCGCCACCACCGCCGGGGAATTCTCCATTAGCAGTCCAGCCATTGCCGCCGCTATTGCCTTGACTTGGTGATGTTGACGGCGTGTTTCCTGCCGCACCAGTTTGACCTGTACCCGACCCACCATAACCACCACCACCGCTACCTCCAGCAGTTGGCGCAGTTTGTACATTAGGAGTTGCGCTTCCTCCACCTCCACGCCCACCTCCGGCTGACACAATACCGGGGCTTTGGAATGGAGACGATGAACCACCTACAATTGAAGAATTACTACCACTATTTCCTCCAGCAGCACTTACAGCAGCACCACCGCCACCAACAGTAATTGTGTAAGTTGTTCCAGCAGTAACAGAAGCAGAGGTTCCTGTTCTAAAACCTCCTGCACCACCACCGCCGCCAACAGTCCACGCACCCGGTTGATTTGCTCCTCCGCTTCCGCCGCCAGCAACCACGAGCCAATCAACCGATGTTGGAGCGTTAGCAACAGCCGCAACATTTCCCAATAGCATAGACATAATGCCACTCATGTCACATTCCCTGTCACGACACAAACCGTACCGCTAATGAATAGAATCGTTGCAACACCTCTGGTCGCCAACGTCATCGTTGCTTTATCTGTGTTCGTGCCAGCAATATAAGCGGTAGTAATAGAGCAGGTAATCGTTATATTCCCGCTAGTATTGTTGAACACAGAAACAATATCGCCAGCAGAAAATGTTGCATCTGGGATCGTAATCGAGCCGCTAGTCCCTACTCCGACAAACTCACCAACATCTGTAGTCGCTAGAGTGTATGAGGTAGTCTTATCTGACCCTGATTGCGGAACATTCCGGTAGCCTAACGTAGCAGCATCTGGAGGTAACGTATAAGTATTCGTTCCAGCAATAGCAGGAGCATTTAACGTAGCTGCCCCTGATGTTGATCCAGCTAGTTTCAGCCTTGTAGAGTTAAAGGTCTGATCTGCTGTAAATGTAGTCGCTGTACCCGGTGCAACATAGTCAGTACCAGCACTAGCATTTGCTAAAGCACCACCAGAGTTAGCCTTCAAAATCGCTGTGCCTGATGGTGGAGCTAGATAATCCGTACCTGCAACCGCTGCATCAATAACGCCTGAAGATGCCTTCAATACGCCAGTCGTAGTAGCGCGTTTTATCGTCTTGCCACCAGTACCAGAAAATAATGCTATTTCGCTATCAACGCTAGATGATTGCCCCTCAACCTTGTCCGTGTTGAGATTGGTAAAGTTTCCGTCTACCTCAGCAAAGCTAAGAGCAGAGCCTTTACCAGCGCGAGTTACGATAGTAGACATAATTCACCTCACGCTAGGGTAACACTCAGATTAGAAGTCAAAATCTTGAAAATATCGCCTGTATTGATCGTTTTAGACGCATCTAAGGCTGTGTGATACAAGAGATTCCCTGATGTTAGCGCATCCCGAATACCTACATGAGTGATTGTCCCCCAGTTGCCAGTTGCAGCCGGGAACTCAATCGCAGCAGAGTTCGTTGACGTACCGTTGCTCGGCGCACCAAACGTAATAGACTGACGAGCATACGAGCCACCAGATACCTCAGTACCTGTATCAGCATCAGTAGGATCGTCTGTGTAAAGAGCCAAATATACAGTCGAAGGACTCGTATAACTCGTATTTCTCAAAGTAGCGTTAATCAGCGCATTTTCGAGATAGTTGGACATTTCTGCCATGATTTACCTCACGTTATAAGACATAGACATAGGCTGACCGCTGTATTCACTCGATTGGTCAGAGTTCGTAATCGCAGTTAGCGCACGATCATACAAAGCTGCCCAAGTCTGAACACGGGCATCATTCATTAGATAAGGCTCTGCTTCGGCTAACGACGCATATAGCAAAGCATCAGGATAATTAGCTAGGAAGATGTTGCTAGAATTGCTATCAGACAACAGCGGAGGCTTGCCGTAGTACAACATCTGTAGCGTATAGGTACTGTCTGGAGATGGGGCTAGTTGTATCTCAGCACCTAGAATCGTGTAATCGACTGGCTTACCGCCATCCGTTACGCGAGACTCAGCGTAGAACGAATTAGGAGCCTTGTAGCGCAATGTAGTCACCGGAGTAGTGTTCAGGTGAATATCGCGCATCTCTAAGAAGTCT